ATCGTTGCTCCATAAACTCCAAAATGAACTGCGTGAAGTTTTCTGTAAATAGCAAGAGCCGCTTCCGTCACAACAACTGCAAAACCCGTCAGAAGAGACATTCATCGAAACCCTCCTTAATGAGTAAATAGTCCAACAACTGCGCTAATCATCCAACCGATGATATCAATACCAAAGACTCCGCCTACGTTACCAAGAAGTAACGCGCCTACGGAACAAGAAATTCCGTAAAACCAAGCCTTTAGTTTAAGAAACATAATGTCGGCAGAATGAGCGCGAGTCTGATTATACATGTAATCAGAGTCAGACATACCCATAAGGTCCATCAACACTCATATCACCTTATTGCAACTTAGCCAAGAATTCAGCACTAACCTCATTGTTTTGGTTTTGTTGGAAACCAAACTGAGGGACCGTGTTGAAGTCTGTGGTAAATTGCTTTGAGGTTTCAACGAGTTTCTTTCTTTGTTGCTCATCGCGGGACATTCTAGCCCAATATGCTTCAATCTTACGGTCGAGCAAAAACAATTCAATGCGGTCATTGAGGAACAAATCTCCAATGGCTTTCATAATCATAATTGCTCCAACGGTAACTAAACCGAAGAGAACGGCGTGGGCTAAATGAGAATATGGGAAACCAATTCCGTATTGAGCGTAAAAGAAAACATTTGCTCCACTAAGACAACCACAAAAAAGAATAGTCATAACGAGCCGGGTATCTTGATTTAATGCCGCCAAAGAATCACCTCACGCGAAGTTAATGAAAACTGCGGCGTTACCGGAGGTTTCTTCGTAATAGATACCCGTTTCAATTAGAACACCGTGCATATCAAACTCAACAGTTTCATCTTGATTGTATGTTGGAGGTGTTCCTCCTGTTTGGTGTTCAACACCTACAGTAATTCTAGCCACTTCTTTTCCGGTATTGTCGGTTCCATCGAAAACCTTGATGGTTGCCGGACCACCAACAGAGGTAGCGTGAATTGAAATCAATTTACATTTACCTGTAACAACTTGTGCGCTTGAGTCTAAAAGACCGCTTGACCTGCATCCTACCATGTATATGCCTCCGGCATCTGCTCTATATTGCGTCCACTACTTAAGTCCTCGGCCTTAAGAATCGTCAGATTCAGAGACTAATGAAGACTTTTTAGCAATAGAAGACTTTACTTTCTGTGCAACAGCCTTTGTTTGCGTTCCTGCTCCACGTTTCTTTTTACCCAAGAGAGTTTCGGAAACGCTAGAACCTTCCTCTAGACTTAACTCGCTTAAAGCCATTTCAAGCAAGTGTCCTTCTAAAGACTCTAATTCAGAACGCTCAGATTCATCGAAAACAAAAAGTAATTCTTTATCCGAAAGTCGTGGAATAGCCCAAGCCAATGGGACTGAAACAGGCTCCCGCCGGGTAATGACGGAAGCCTGTTCCAGACCTCTTAGGCTTAAGCGAGCAATTGTCGAATTATCCGACAATCTTACGCTAACCATGCTATACACCTCAAAGGTTGCCGTATACACGCATTCTGACAGAACCACCATTACCGTCGTTGGCTACGGTGGCGTTTGTTCCATCTAATGACGTGAACATTAAGGCAATTGAACTTGAGGATTCATAGTCGCCCGTTGCGGAGCATTCAATTTGTGGTTGAACGCCATTTGCATTATCGAAACCCGTGATAAAAGCCGCACTAATTGTGGATAAACCAAAATCAGCGGCAGGAATAACGGAACCTGCTGCAACAACGGAGGTTACGTCAACCAAGGCATCAACGAAGTATTCATCCCCGCTGACCCTTGGTCGCGTTTGCCCTTTATGGTCAGCCAATAAGGTGACTGTAAATGCTAAAGCCACTTAAAACACCTCATTGGACGTTGGTAATCTTACCTTGACCCTTGAAGAAGGAACAACCGACTTCAGCAATTGTGCGGTAAAGCGCACGGTTGCCGAGAGTTCCAACACCGAAGGGGTTTCCGTTGCCGATACCGTCCTCGAAGTATTGAGTAGGTTTCATCACAGATAGCCACAAATGGTCGGTATCAAGGAAAAGCAAGTCACTAATCGAAGTGGACGCTTGGGTGGTCGAAGACATATCCTTGACCGGAATCAGAGGAATGTCGTAGTATGTCGAAACGCGGAAACCAACTTCTTGGCCCTTTACACCACGAACACCGTTCACGGTCGGAACAATTTCCTTTCGGTCCATAAATCGCTCTTGGCTCTGTAAGAGGTCAGAAATGGTCTGAATGGTGTCGTAACCTGTAAGGATGACCTTTGGAGAACCACCGGCGGTTCGCAGGTTGCGAATCATGTTGTTAAGGAGAGTTAGCGTCAAAGAGCGAACTTCGCCAGATTGGTAGCCTGCACCAAAGTCAACTTCGGCGTCAAGGAAAGAGTCATTGTCGCGGTTGTTGCCGTAAATGTCGTATGCTTCGGGGTCAGAGTCAGAACGGTCGAAAGACGACAAATCAGCACGAAGTGTGTCTAATTCGGTGTGGCTCGTAATGACCTTCAAAAGCGAGGTATAGTTACGCTCGATTTCAGAAAGCGTAGCGTCACCGTAATGCTCTAAGGGCATAACCAACATTTTGTTCTGAACTTCAGAGTGATGCTTACCCATGTCTTCACGCATTTGAGCGCGAATATCACCGATACCGTCATCAATCATCGCCATTTCCATAGCCAATTCCGAGAAGTCGAACTGATGCGCGACAATCTTTGGACTCATGAACAATTGAGCGTAAGTTGGAGCAATTGGGTTCAAACCATCAGCAGCGGTCGAAAGACCGGCGTTTTCTGGAACACCACCAATGAAGTCCAATTGGGGAGAAGTTCCACCAATAGAACCGCTACCGCCGGTAATGGCGACAGAGAAGGTATTACCGCTTCCACCGGCAGGACGCTCCTTTAGCACTCTCCAACCGGAGGAAGTGTAGGGACGCTTTGAAAGCATCGAAAGGGCGTTACATTCACGGTTAAGCATAGACCAAACCTTTTGTCCATAAACAACGTTATAAAGTCCCGTAGTGTCGGAAATGCCGGTTGCACCGCCACCAACACCGATAGAAAGGTCGTGTCCGGTGTGAATACCGGCAACAGTTCCGGCCTGCTTTAACAGGGCGTTTCCTGCGCCAAAGTTTCCTACACCGTATGTTTGTGCTTCTAAATCTGCAATTGTGTTAATATAACCACTCATCTTAAATCACCTCAAAGGTTTCCTCCAACTAGACGGTGAACATCGGACCAATCCATTTTGGCGATGTCGTCTAATGTGGGAACGTTAGCAGCAGCCTCTTCTTGGGCTTTTGCGATAACTTCGCGTTCTGCGGTAAGCGACTTGCGAAGTTCGGTAAATTCTTCCTTGAGAGCAGAAATCTCAGAAGCAGCATCATAGTTCTGCTTTGCGAGAATATTCTCACGGGAAGCAACTTCTTGCTCAAAACGAGCAGCGAAAGACTTTTGGAGGTTGTCGTAAGCAAGTTTCTCTAATTGCTCTTGACGGAAAGCCTCGTAAGCCTTTTCGATGTTTCCAACCGAAAGGTCGAGAGTGTTAAGTTCTTCGTTGTTGAAGGCCTTAACTACGGGAAGGTCGGAAGGCTTGGGCTTTCCACCTTCAATGATGATACGGTCGGCAGGTTCACCGATTTCGTTACCTGCGCCATCAAGAGTAGGAACGTAGGCTTTTTCTTCCATGTCCATGTATTCCATGGATTCCTCGTCTTCCATCTTTTCATCATGCATTCCTTTTTCGTGCATGCCTTTTTCATCCATCATGGCTTTTTCTTCACCATACATGGATTCTTTTTCATCCATCATTTCTTCTTCTTCCTTTCGGAGCGTGTTCACTTCTTTTAGAAGTGTGTCCAACTCTTCTAGTGCTTTTTCTAACTTTTCAGTCATTTCTTCTTCACCTGTTTTTTCTTGTTTTAAAATGTCAAACTTTGCTTCCGGGTTAATACCTTTTTCACAAATCGTGACTTCGTGCAGTTCTAACTTAGAAATTTCGTTATATTGTCCTAATTCCGGATTTGATTTTTTGACTTTCTGTAGTGCTTGTCCACCAATGCTAAAAGAACGAAGAGAACCTTTTCTAATTCCTCTATTAATTTCCTTGGCTTTTTCGATATCATCGCGGAGTTTGATAACAACAAAGAATCCTACATCATCAACTTCAGTTTTGAAAAGTCTTCCTGTTTTATCTCGGTAAGAGTCCACCACTTCTCCGACTTGAACATTTGAATGATTAGTCATTACATTTCTAAATGACTTCTGCTCCATAAATTTCTTAACTGCTTCGTTAAGTGCTTTGATTGTGATGAGGTCATTCTGTTTGTCCACAATTTCAATGCTCGCATATCCGCCAATCATTAAATCGTCGTTGCTCTTTAGAATGTTGAAATCTCCACGATTGGTATTCTCATGGAGGGTGTCTTCCATCTTCCTCAACCCCTCTTCTCGCTTCCACTACATAAAGGCCTACCTTCTTCAAGAAGGGATGGTCAATTTGTTATACCTGTCGTTATAGATGTTCCACAATCCGGTGTCTGACTTTTTATCTGCCGGAGTTTGCTTATATCCGGTCCAAGCAAGCCACATTTCCTTTCCATCAACCGGAACAACTCTAACGTGTAGTTTAGTTTCAAACTTATTTCCTTTGAGGAAATATTCATGGTATCCTTCTTTTTGAACACCAAGTTCGATGGTTCCTTTATCAACTAACTTTTCTCTATCCTTTGTCTTAGAAACCTGAGCAGGGAATTTTCCTGCCTTTCCAAACAATTCAAAGAGAGCGTCTTCTCCTTGAAGGTCAATGAACCAAACTAAATTTTCATCACCAATTTTGATACTCAAATCAAGGTTATCATCTTTTCTCATGTATAATTTAAATACTCCTGTTCTATATTCTTCAGGAGTCTTATACGCTTTGACTAATGGTTCTTTGATTAGTTTATCCGCATCAGCACTTAGTTTTTTAGATGTATTATCATAATTGATTCCATCTCTTTGACTAGCCCATTCTGGTAATTTTTGGAGATTGCTCTCTAAAACATCTTCATATTCAGAAGGTTTATTCTTAACTAAGAAATTGTGGACTTCCTTCGGACTCTTTGGCCCCTGTTCTTGAAGATAAATAATAATAGAAGAAGCGATCAAACTTTGCTTAGTTTTCATTACTTCTTCTGCTTGTGTCTTCCACATATCTAAATCGGCAATTGCATTCTTAGACATGAGGTTAGATTCTTCAAACCCATAGATAGTAAAGCCATCAAAATCAGATTTAATGATAAGAGTGGCATCGCCGTGAATATGGTCAGTAATTTGAATACCTTTTTCTAATGCCCTCACATCGTAATTTAATGAACGCTTCGTATCTTTCGAAAGCATCTCTAATGTGACTAATTTATCAGGTTGTTCAACTTCAGGAATTTCAATAACCTTTGCTGAGAAAACTGTGAATCTATCGCCTGAAGCCTTCACTTCGTCCACTTTCACACGGATAATGTCGCCTACATCAGCAGAAATTTTGGTGTTAAGAGCCTTTCCAACGTCCATAAACGTCCGACCATCCACTTCCTTGAAGTGCTTACCTTCTCCTTCAGCCGGACCTGCACCGAGCGTATATGAGAAAAGGTTGCTCTTGGTCTTCCTTTTATCGAGAACGATGAGGTCAAGGTCCACGAATTTCTTCCACTTAATCCATTTTGGATTTTTTCTCGTTCCAATGTAATAAGTGGAGGTAGCATCCTTAATGACGACACCTTCTGCGGTAGGCATTTCCATAATTTCTTCAGAATATTCTTTGATATCCTTTAAATTATCAGCCATTCGAGTATCTTTCTTAGAAGGATAAGCGATAGCATCAGAAGACTTAGCCGAGTAATTGTTGAATAGAATGGTAACTCTGTCTTCTAATGGTTCTTCGACAAGATTTCTATTCTCATGTCGCATAATATCGAAGACGTGAACTCTCAATTTAGCGTCTGGATATTTATTTTTAAAGACGTGAGCGATGGTATCAGCACGATGAAGTGCTTCATCACCGTCAAAAAGAATTAACTCTGCGTCCAGAATACAGTCACCGTATTCCTTCTTCTTTAATTCTTTGACTTGTTCAGAACACTTATCGGTAATGTCCTTTTCATTATATGAATAAATTTTAACAGTCCCATCAATCTTATGTAATTGAATTCGCATTCCATCATACTTTTCTTGAATGACCCAATCACCACTAAAACCTTTTAGTTCGTTTAGGTCTTCGATATCAAAAATACGATACATGGGTTTGTTAGGAACGATAAAGTCCGACTGTGCCTTCTCGGTATCGGACTTCTCAATTTCCTTAACTTCTTCCCATTCTTTTTCTTTATGTTCAGAGAGATAAAACATCTCTAACATATCAAGAGCCTCTTCAACGGCGGTATCAACTTTCTTTGAGTCTTTTCCGTCGCCGTATTGCTCCACAATATAGAGGGGTATGTCGTCCACTTCTAGGTCAAGACCTGCGTAGCCGTCCGTAATCGTGTCCGGTTCCATGTCTTTAATGCTCCAAACTTTCTCAGGAAGAGCATCTTTTCCCATTCTTAGGGCATAATGCACAAACTTAGCCATCGTTTCAGGCTCTCCGAGTAATGCTTCAAGAACTTTATCTTTGAATTTTTTAGTGAATGGGTCGTTTGCTTCTTCCGCATTCATTCTCATATCCTTTACTGCCGCGTATAGTTTTTCGGCAAGCGGAGTTTGAGGGTCTTTAACATCTTTGTCTTCAATTAACTTCTCGTCAATATAGTCCTCTAACACACTACCTAAAGCATTAGTTTTAGAATATGCTTGCTGTAAAGTTTCAACAGCGTTTCGCCAACGACCACCGTATTCTTTGGGGTCTTCACGCGCAGACAGATACGCTACGCGAGTCTTCTCAAATAAGCGAATAATCTCTTCAGATGGAGATTCTTCTTTATCAAGAAGAAGAGGCAATTAAATCACTTCTTATTTGATTGTCCCGCAAGACCATAACCTGAGTGAGTTTCTTCACTTTGGGTCTTAATCTTAGTCTTATCATTCTGAGCCTTTGGCCTCTTTACTTTAATTTGTTCTGGCTCATGTTCGACTTCTTTAACTTGAGTCGGTTCACGTTGCCTAAAAACTTCAGCAACTTCTCTAGCCTTTTCAATAGCAAGACTCACTAATCTTTCTTCGGGGGTAACTCTTTCCGGCATTTTACTCACCTGCTAATTTCTTCACAACATCGTGAATTTCTGACCATTCCATGTTAGCAACATCAGGAACACCTGAAGATTTTTGCACATTCATAGAAGGTGTTGGGCTTTCAACAACGACTAATCCTGACTTCATCAGGAGATTGTCGTCATTATAAACTGCTTTCTCAAGCATCTCAATCTTGGCCGTAAGGGCCTTTAAAATCTCTAATACATCTTCATTCATCTTTCTTAGCCTCCTTTTTAGCGGGATAAACTAAATCTTCTAATTGACGATAGAGTAACTCATACTCCTTCCGTAACTTGCTAGCCGTGGCGACAATATCAACGTTGCGCTCATCCATTGACTTCATTTTCTTAGTTAAAGCCTTATCGGACTTGACTAATTCCATATCCTTAAGTAACGTAATAAGTTCACCAAGTTTGGTAAAGTCTTGACCAAAGAATTCTGACGGTTCTGCGCTCTGAAGAGTTTTCTTCAAACGCTTACGCTCCTTTGGATTAAGTGTATCTAAAATCTTTTGTGGAGATTTTCTTTCCTCTCTTTTGAGAATAATCTCTTTTCCTGTTTCATAGTAGTCCCACGTCATTCGTCGCCCTCCTTGTTTTCTTTAGCATAGATTGTGCCTTCTAACGCATCATCGTATTTTCCTTTCAATACTGCATCATAGAAAGCAGCCCATTTCTTAAAATATTTGAGTTGTTTGTTAAGTTTGCCTAATTCTTCGTATAAACTCTGAACAGCAATATCAACATATTCTGGTTTTTTAGAAGCGGCCAAACGTTCATCTGTAATTCTCTCAATTACAAGGTCTTCTGGTTTAACTCTAGAAATGTCTTTCTTTCCTTCAGGAAGACTGATTTTGAATCCCGGAACAGACCGTAAGGTTTCAAAATTCATATCATATTCTTCATCAGCCTTCATATTTCTAATGGCTCTTCTCAGTTCTTGTCCCCTTTTGCTAACTGATTTAATTTCAGCATCTAACTCAAAGGCTTTTTCCTCTCCGGCTCTAATGAACTCTTTGAGGCCTTTAAAGTGAGTGTCCAAAAATTCTTTAAATTGTTTCTCATCAATTCTATCCTTATCAGAAGTAAGGTCTTCGATTACATCGGAGGGAATCTCAAAACCTTTCTTGTCCATCTTTTTAATGATTGCAAAAATAATGTCGAGAGATTTATAAAGTTCATCGTCTTCAACTCTATTAAGTGCTTCATCTGTCGCTTCTTCTAATTCTTCATCTAACCTAAGCATCTTAGGTCTAGAAACAATAAATAGATGCATCAGGTCTCTCTTTTGGTCTGAAGTCAAAGATTCAATATCTTTTATTTTTAATTTTTCACCGAATTCTTTGACCAAATTGGTATATACTCTTTGACGTTGACCCTTTGAAAAATTAGTAAATTCTTCCTTTAATTCTCTTGAAAGTTCTCTTTTTTCTCTGAGAAGCCTTCCACGTTCTTTTTTATATTCGTCTTCAAAAAGTAAGAGTTTTTCTAACGCTTCATTTGGAGCATCAGAGTAAAGAGTATTCCTTAGTTTTTCAATTCTAAGTAACTCAGAAAAATTAATTTTTGGAAGTTGCTTAATATCAGTAAAGATACGCCTAGTTCCTCTAGGCAATTGACGCTTTGCCTTTCTAGTTTCTTCTAATCTATCCTTTTCATCATTTAAGAAGTCAAGAAGGTCAACCTTAGTTGGAGATTTTAAAGCAGGTTTCTTTAGAATATTCTCAGCGTAGGCAGACATAGCAGAAATAATTTCTGGCTTCTGTTCAAATTTATCTAGAATGGTGTCTAGATTTTTTCCAATTTCGTCGTATCTTGCTTGAAACGACATGTATCGGGGAACACGAATAAGTTCAGAACCTTTAACATCTGTTGAATAAAACTCCTTTGCTACATCTTTTTTATCATCACGAATCGCTTGGACTAATTTTGATAAGAAAGGATAAGACGCGGGCAGTTCAAAGAACTTTGAGAGTTTTCTATTTGTCTTAAGTTTTGAATCTCTAGGGCTATATGCGGTAGCGACTTGGGCTAGGAGTTTCAAATATTTAAGATAGTTAGTAGGAATAGAACCTCGGCCTTGAATTTTAATTGGGGACGTAACCTTTCTCCTACCATCATCACGGAAAGATACTCCGCCCATAGGGATTCTAGGCTTGGTTACTGCTCTTTTTCTTTCACCGTCATCAAAAATAATTTCCATAACGGTATCATATTTTTCTTCAATTTTCTGTCCTTCTTTTTGAAGTTCTTTTAGTTTGCTTCCACCTTTTTGCAACAGTTCAACTACTTTCTTAATTTTGCGACTTGCTTCTTCATCTCCTTCGAATTTAAAAGCAAGTGAAGTAACTGCATCACTAACCTCTTGAAAGGCAGTAGCCACTAAGTTGAGATTAAGAAGAATTAGTTCATCAAGAGGAGAATCAATCTCTTTTGTTTCACTAATGGCTTCTGCTTCTTTGAGGGCCTTAGAATATTCCTTAATTCTACCTTCTGATAATTTAACCTTAATAAAAGCAGCAAAATATTTATTTTCCTCTTCTTTAGGAATTTTTTTAAGTTTTTTCTCTAACTTTGATAAGTTAGTTTTTTCCTTTGAAAGTAATTTTCTAATCGAAGAAACAGTTACAATCTCTTTACTAAACATGTCTAATTGTTTTTTATACTCAAGTAATGAATCATTGAAAGCATCGTCATCATACTCTCCCGTTTCATTCTCAATTAAATCTTTATATTCCTCTAAAAATTCTTCATATCTTTTAACTGAAGAATTGATTCTTCTTTTGCTAACTTTTTTCTTTGTGGTTGCTTTGAGTTTATTTTCATTAGCCAGAACACGATTTAGAATATTCATGATATTGGGGCGAGTTTTAGTTTTACCCCGTAACTTTCGGGGTTCTAACCCTACCTTTTTTGTCTCTTCTCTTGTCTCAAAATAACGCCCTTGAGGGTTAATTTTACCCTCTAATGTTTTAATTTTAGAAGTCAGGCTTTTTACCTTTTTCTCTTCTGTCTTTAGGTCTTTACCTTGGACCTTTCGTTTTGCTTCTTGCAATAAGCCAAGCGCGTCATTAACTGAAATAGTTACATCTGTTCTTTTTTGTGGCTCAATTCTAGGCCTTCCAGTAAAAGGGTTTTTAGGTTTGTTTCTTGCAGCAAAGGTTTTAGCCCTATCATAAGCCTGTTCGCGCTGCTTTACTTTTTGAAAGAGTTGAACATTAGTTCTAGCATCTTTTAACTCTTCTTTTAATTTTCGAAGTTTAGCAGAATCTTCGCTAGTGTCTTGATAAGTTTGCTCTAATTTCTCTTCTAATTCGATGACAGATTTAATCTTTCGAATATCTTCTTCTTTTGGATAAATTACCTTTAGCAAATCCAAAATAGTGATATCACCCTCGGCTTTTAGAATGTCTCCTGTTAAGGTAACGTAAATATCTCGAATCAAAGATTCAGGAGAACCTTTGATAAGAACACTACCCCAAGACATTTAATCGCCTCAGAAGGGAATGTTTTCTTTCTTTCCACGACGACGTGGAGGAAGACTAACTACATCAGGAATATCCGTTGAAGTAGGAATAGACTTGTGTGTTGTGTCGGGAGCCGCACCCATAGAAAAATCCCGATTGGGAGTAATTCTTCTATCTGCGTTTGCATTCTGCGCTTTTACTTTTGCTAACTCCTTTCGGAGAGCAATTTCTCTTTGTCTTAAATCTTCAGTCATCAAGGAATCCTCCTTTCACTTCTTCTATCAACATTTTGATTACCCGCATCTTCAGGTAATCCGGTGAATCTCTTATCCGGTCCCACGCTTTGCCGCGCTTTATTCCTTGTGGCCGGTGGGTTCTCTTGGGGCTTAGGAGTTCCACCCTGTAACGCTTGCCTTTGCATTTCATCAAGGTCGCGTTGGTCAAGATTTGAACCTGCTAATGGGTCAGTTTTTGCACTTTCTTCATCTTCAGGTTGTTCTTCAGGTTTTGGTGCAGGTGGAGGCTTCTTGAAAGTAAATTGACCATCTTCATCCATATCAACTTCGAAGCCAATATTTTTCATAGATGCAGCAAGGTTGATTTCAATTTCACGCTTTCTAAGAACAGCAATTTCATCTTCTTCTTCAGATGGTGGTAATTTAAGTTCCCAATCAGTAATGCCGAATTGTTTGATAAGATATGGGAAAACATAATTGTTATACACATTCTGGGCCATTTGAACTGCACGGTTCGTAACAAGGATTTGCATACCCTCATTGTTCAATCCACCGCTTGTTGTGTTATCAGCCATAAAGACTTTGCTTACACCATAGAAAGCAGAAATTCTGTCGCGTAAATCATCTTTTACTGCGACGTAATCCATCTCTTTTAGACTGTCCATAAACTTAATCCATTCAATAGCACCTTTGCCGTTCTCGGCTTCAATGCCCATTACAGGAATAAAGTGAGGGTCTGCTTCCATTTTTTCTTTCACAGAACGCCAGAAAGAACGCATTGATTCCATGTTTCTAGTTTGAACTGCAAGAAGACCGCGAGGCATTCGACTCTTTGTGTATGAAGAATTAACGTAGTTCTCCATAGCAATTAGCGTCATGATTAGATTATAAAGAGTAAGAATAGGAGAAGTTCCATAGAGCCGAGAAGGGCTGTATTTGCTAAAGTGTAAGACTTCTCCTTCTAAGAAATATTGGTCTTGGCCATGTGCGCGATTAACGTAATGAACAGGATGAAGTGCGCTACCACATTTTTCACAAGTTTGATGAGGCTCAACAGAGAGAATGTCTCTGTGATTCAAACAGGTAAAACCTTTTGTTCCCCTAATACCATCTTCGTCAGAATAAATGCTCATGGTTACAGGGTCACCACGGAACATTTCTTTGATTCTATGCATTCTAATTTTGTTGTTACCATCAATGAAATATTCTTTAACGAGAACAATATAAGCATCGTCCATAATGTTAAGGTCATCCTCTAACTCTTTCAGAACATCAATAAATAACTGCTCTGCTTTATTGACGTAGCCTTCCAAGAATTTCTCAGCATACATCAACTGTTTAACATCAGGTTTTCTAAGGTCTGTTGAACCACAACGAGAACATTCTTCAACGGGTTTATGATGCTCTTTACCACAATTTTGACAAAGGGCTTCAAAAGATTTTTCCCAGACATAGCCTCTTCTAAAAGTCTCTTGTTTTAATTGTGTTGTGCAAGTCCTAACAATTACAGACTGTTGATGAAGAGCATAAATAATAGGACCCGTCATCATATGTTGATAACTACGTTCTTGAATACCCATGTTATAAACTTGCCTATCGGCAGGTTTTGGAGTTTGTCTCCGAAATAGGTTAGTAATGGAGAAACGTCTTGGTCCTTCAGCCATTCTTAACGCCTCCGTTCGTCGCTTGTTCCTCATCGTTCAAGAGGGTGTCGGCATCCATTGGTTGAGGGCTGCCTGCTTTTTTCCAACACTTGCAGCAAAAACCGAAAGGTGCAAATTTTAAACCAAAAAATTCAGGAAAGTAACAACACGTATAATATGTCCAATTAGGCATGACTACGCCTCTCTAATTTACTTTTAACTATATCTTGTTCTGACTTTCTAAAAGTCCTTAACTGATTCTTATACTTAACTAGAAGTTTAGAGATAATTGATGCAGCACTTTCTAAATTAAGCCTATCGTTAATCTTAGATTCAAATTCTCTTACTGCCTCATCAGGTAATGGTTTTAATTTAGGATAACTTCTAACGAGTTCTGCCCTATCGAATTTAATGATAGTTCCAATCCCTTCTAATCCATCCATTACAGACATTTTGCAATTGTCTCTGTATTTTTGAATATCGTCTTTATAAATACCTTCTTTAGAAAAATCAAAACCAACATGGTCTTTGTGATTCTCCCACTTCATTAATTTAAAAATCTCATCACAACGTTGCTTATACCAATCTGCTTTTTTATGTGACTTCTTCATTCTAACTAACTCAAGAAGAAGTTTCGCATTTCCTTTTTTTAATCGAAAATGAGGGAGACATTTAGTGAGGAGATTATGCACATCATCCTGCGAATAAAAATTTAGACGGTTAACAGGACGGGTATCTTGTGGTGACTTTTGGTCGAGGTGCAAACGACCAAAACCAATGCTCTTATGCATTTCTTCCATGAAAGCCTTTCCTCTTTCGCCTGTGGCGACTAAACCAACGCGAGGGTTGAAGTTTCTATCCATTGTGATATAGCCATCAGAGTCAATAAAGGCAGCAGTATAAGCCCAAATATTTTTCTTAATTTCAGAAGAGAATTTATAATAAGAGCCGTTCATGCTGACAATATCTAATTTTTTGATAGATTTGCTGATAACTCTTGGAGTAACAGACTTATGTAAAACACTCGGCATCTTATCATAAATTTGCTCCGCACCAATTCCGGGGTTCTCACAAACAGTTTTTAAGATAAAATCCTCGACTCTTTCTTTCTTTGATTTGTTTAATGACTGTGTTGTAATCTTAGCAATTGAATCTCTAAATTCTCTTTTTGCTTCAACCATTTCTTTATGTAGTCGAGAGTAATCTTTACCGTAAGCCATGCCTTTTTGAGTTTGTTCTGCTTCCCAATACTTACATAGGGAATCAACAACCTCTCTTCGAATGTCTTTGTCTTTCATCTTGTTTAATTTTTCAAGGTCTTTCTCGTTGAATCTCATTTTAAGAAACGCAGTTTTATA